AAATATTTGAGCAGGTGCGCGAGGTGCTGCCATCGGAGGAGTGTTTCTATATCGACGCTAACCAAAAGATATATGCTGCCATGCGCCGGCTGCACGATAATGGCACACCGGTGGACCTGCTGACCATAACCAACGAGTTGCGCAAGGACGACAGTCTGGAACTCGTTGGTGGCGCCTACCATCTTACGAAACTGACGGAGGCCGTAATAAGTACAGCCCACGTTATCACCCATGCCCGGGTTATCATGGAGAAATACATGATGCGTGAGCTTATAAGGATAGGCGGGATGGCGATACAGCAGGGGTATGACAACACTACCGACGTCTTCGACCTTATAGAGACAGTAGATAAGGAGATGTTTACCATCACCCACAACCTGATAAAGAAGGACTTTCAGGTGGCTGGTAAAGTAGTACGCAAGGTGATGGAGCAGGACGAGGAGATGCTGGCCATGCCAGTAGGGCTGGTGGGGGTGCCGCTGGGTAATACTGAGCTTGACGAGCTGACAGGCGGGGGCAAGCCCGGAAAGGTGATAGTAATAGCGGCACGGCCAGGTGTTGGTAAGACGGCCCTTGCTTTGAATATTGTCTACAATGCAAGTGTGTTGAAGGGTATACCCACAGGCTTCTTCTCGCTGGAAATGGAGAACGACGAGCTGCTGCGCAGGCTGGTATCGATAGATAGCAAGGTGAACACCTACAAAGTGGATTACCCAAAGAAGCGGACGCCGGAGGAGCAAGAGAAAATAACCAGGAGCTACCAAAGACTAAACGCAGCTAAGATATACTTTGATGATACGCCAGGACTGAATACGATGGAGCTGAAGGCAAAGGCGCGCCGTATGGTGAGCAAGCACGGGGTACAGCTGATAGTGATTGACTACCTGCAACTTATGAGCGGTGACGACGGCAAGAGCTTTAACCGGGAAGCGGAGATTGCCAAGATCAGCCGCGAAATAAAGAAACTGGCCAAGGAGCTGCGAATACCGATAATACCGCTGTGCCAGCTGAACCGAGATATAGAGAAAAGGGCAAACAACGAGTTTCGGCTGAGTGACCTTCGGGAAAGTGGCGCGATAGAGCAGGATGCGGATATAATAGGATTTGCTTGGCGCCCGAGCGAAGAGGACCTAAAGCAGGACCACACACTTAAGCATCTGGGGAAACTGGACATAGTTAAGCACCGTGGAGGTGTCAAAAAGAAAATACTGTACATGGCTGATATGAGCACGCAGACATGGACGGACTATGAGACACCTGCTCCGCTGTTCGACACCCCGGAGACGCTACAAAAACCAAATGCGGGCTTCCAGAACCGTACGTACAACGATGTAACATTCGGGAAGAGCACTGCAGCTGAAGAAGATCTACCTTTTTAATATGCCATTCAAAAACAGAACAAATGCAACCTAACTACCACCACGTTATTATGGGTCTATATCGTCCGCAACGATGTCAGCTATGGCCGTTTGAATTGCAGGTATGCCCAGCAAGGTCTAAGGACCGACCAGAGCATGAGGTTATCGAAATCATTTTTGCTGAAGTGTTCAGCGCCTATCGAATAGACTTATCTACTCTGAGAATGAAAACAAGGAGGCGTCCTGTAGTCCTGGCGCGTCAGATCGCTATGTATCTGGTGCATAAGTACACCAAAATGGCATTGGTAGCTATAGGTGAATTGTTCGGGGGCTTCGATCATACTACCATATTACACAGCTGTGCCACAGTCGAAGACCTGAAATCTACCGATAAAGACTACGCGCATGAACTAACCCAATTAGAAACCAAAATAAAATATCAGCTATGAGTAATCAACCACATGATGAAACATTTGAACTGGCGCTAATCTTAATAGACGTAAAGAACGCCAACACAAGGACAAGGCTACTTCTTGAAAGCGGAAGTATAAGCCCAAAAGCAAAGCACTGGATGCACATGCACATTTTAGGCAAACTAAACGCCATAGAAAAAGATGTAAAGGGTGCATTTGATAAGCAGGGCGTTCAGTTGCTCGAGGCCGATACACTCAACCCTCATACCGCTAGGCAAGCGAAAGAGGTTAACTACAACTTCCTAATGCTAGAGCAAGAAGACAGAGATAAGGTGGAAGCGTTTATGGAATCACTTAAAGAAAAGGAGGCGGTATGTTAACTTACGAATGCTGTATTGAAAATTACTTTGATGACGGTAGCGCATTGATAGGCAATCACGCCGCTGAAAATCCATCGAAAGCAAGATACGCTTTTTGGAAGCAGAAATCCGAATGCCTTAACAGCTATAGTGAGTGCTTTAGGTATATCAAAGTGCGTAGTCTGGGACGAATAAAACCGGAGCACTTCTACAATGATAATTACGATTTTGAACGTATGTCCGCGCATAGAGGGATTGAATTCGCACACAGAGGAATGAGGATTGACGTTGATGGGAAGAAAGGATATATCACAGGGGGAAATAGTTCAATGAATTTAGATGTTCTTTTCGATGCCCATGCGTGCCCCCAGAATTGCCATCCTAATTATGAGACTACATACTATGACAATTCTGGTAACGTAATTAAATGCTTCAAGAAACCAACCCCAAATAAGGCATAAAATATAAATATGAAAACACTTCACGATAAATTAATAGTAGGCGCTAAAATAAAGATAGGGAAGGAGTATGTTGAGCATTGCGGGCCATTTAAAGAAGGTGAAGTAATAACACTTGTTGATGGAGTATTTGAATGCGAAAACGGGCTATTCACTACAACAGAAATCGCTCCGTCAATATGGGACGAACAAAGCAAGGATTTCGATAGCATTTACCACCTCTTTGGCAATCACCTTGAATACTTCTTTGATTGCGAAGTATTACCGAGATAACGTTTAACCATTCTAAAAGACAGGGGATGAAATGGAGCATAGGGGACATCGAGCGGCTAAAGGCGAGTGGAAAGATTAAGGGCTATAAGGATACTACCGTGAAGCGTGACAAGAAACCAGCGACGAAGCCTCCACAGCCCAAACCTAAGCCGCTGCAACTCATGGAGCAGGCGCTCACCGCTGCAGGTATAACCTTCGAAACGGAATACCGGTTCCATCCAGAACGGAAGTTCAGGTTCGATATAGCCATACCGCATTTAATGACGGCCATCGAATACGAAGGCCTTATGAGCAAGAAGAGCCGGCACACGACGGTGACCGGTTACAGTAAAGATGCCTCAAAGTACAACCTGGCGCAACAGCTCGGGTGGAAGGTGTACCGGTATACAGCCATGAATTACAAGGAATTCAGCCCAGATCTGATTGTCTAGTCAGGTCTGTCGGTTCTTTAATTTCCCTTAACTTCACAGTACCGTTTCCTATAAACCCACTATCAACGGATCGAAGGCAGCAAGAAGCCAGCAGGATAATGCGACCACGCCACTCCTAATATTACCGCTGTGCCCGCAAAGGACACCATCAGCGGGATATAAATAATCAGTTTCCATAAAAATACCTGTACGTCACGCACTGTTGCCATTAATTGGGCAGGCGCAAAAACACTAGTTTGCCTTGGGGTTCTAGGGGGTAAATAGCCTCTGGAACCCGTTTTTGCATAGTAGAAATAGAAATTAGGCTAGACTAATAAAATAAATTTGGTTAGTCTAAATCAATAATATATTTTTACAATCAATTAATTCACAGCCCCTACAACCCTATCAGACACACCAGCTCACACCATTACATTCCTGTAAGGGTTGCTCGGTGGGATAAATAAGAAGCTATGAAAGACCTGCATCCCGAAACCCTTGAACAACTAGACACCGAATAAATGGCAGTAGGCAAAAACAATAACCGACTAAGGGATAAACAGTTGGCATTTTGTAATGAATACCTAATTGATCTCAATGCTACTCAGGCAGCTATACGCGCTGGGTATAGTAAGAAAACGAGCTATTCTATAGGAGGCGAGCTATTGAAAAAACCTGAGATACGCACGTATATACAGGAATTAATGGCTGACCGTAGCGCGAACACGCTCATTGATGCCCATTTTGTGTTAGAGGGGTTGAAAAATGTTGCGCAGCGGTGCCTTGATGCCACTCCGGTAATGATATTCGATCCTGTTGTTAAAGGTATGGTTCAGAAGAAGGACGAGGACGATAGGAATGTGTGGGAGTTTGATAGTTCGGGTGCTAACAGGGCATTAGAGCTTATCGGGAAGCACCTGGGGGCATTTGAGAAGGACAACAAGCAGAAAGATGTAACGGTCAATCTCAACCTGTCCCCGGAGCGCATAAAAGAAATATCTAAACACCTGCATGATACCGTTTAGTTTTGACAACGCAAGAAGCTGAAATATTAGCCGTTTCCAAGGTGGAGTGTCTTAACTCTTTCCTTTTCTTCACCCGCTATTTTTTCAAGTCAAAGTTCGGGCGCAAATTTGTCGTCGGCGAACATCATGCTCTTATTGCTGAA